TCATCTGCTTCATGCCATTGGTAATCAACTTCAATGCGGTCAATCTCTGGATTGAAGTCATCGTCTACCCACTCAAAAGGCACAAATTCAATTGTTTGCATCATTCACTCCTATCTGTTCAATGTCTTGTGCGGCAAGGAGGGCATCCAAAGCCACAGATTTAAGGACTGCAAGGGCACTCTCTGGCAAGGATGGATTGAGAGCCTTGTGAGCCTCTACATCCTGCCAAAAAGCATTTAAACGGGTTGTTTGCTGTTGGTTCATGCGTCAATTCTGCCTTGTCTGACAGAGATTGGAATAGGGATTTACCCTAGCTTACGCATAACCCTTTGGAGTCGCCCAGAAAGCCCTTTACGGGTTCCAATGATCTCGATGAAGCCCTTGTCAATCAATGCCTTGTATCGGGCTGTAACGCTCGAATAAGGCAGGAATGGTAGTTTGGCAAGTACATCATCTGAGATGCAACCATCTGGCCCGTAGGCTGCAATGGTTTCATACACCAGTGACTCCATCTTTGTGGTGTCGATTGCGTATGCTGCCATGTGGGAAGTGGCAGGGTCTTCTTTGCGAGACAGTTTAAACGGGGCAGTTCCAAAGAACTTCTCGACTGCACCACCAAACCAAGATTGATCTAATTTTGTCATCATTAACTCCTATTAAATGGGGCCGTAGCCCCGTGAGGTTTATCAAAAGGGAATATCGTCATCCGCATAAACTATCTTTTTGGGATTAGCTGCTGGAGGTTGTGCATCTTTGGGATTGACTGCCAAGCCCATGAACTTGCCACTCTTGCCCTCTTTGATCCATGCTGAGAGCCAATATTCTTGACCATCAACAGTTATGTTACCTTTGTAATCAGGCTGGTTAGCTGATTCCTTTTTGTCGTTCTTAAACAAAACGCCAGAGTTGTCTTTCTTTTCCATATTAGCCTTTCAAGCCTTTCAAAGATTCGCCATGTTTTTTCAATGCGCTGCGAACATTACTTGGAAGCAATGCCCATAACGCCACCTTTTCCTCCTGGTCATGGATTCCCAGGTATTCTTCATATGCCCCAATCAGATCATCTGCATTGATTCTGTCAGCAATGGCAATCGCAACATCCGCAATGATGTTCTGCCTATCCTTGGAGACAATGACTCCATCTGTGGGCTTGATGGTCTTCTTGTCTGAGCCAACAGTTCCATCCAAGGCATCATGCTCAACAATCTCAAGCGCAGCCACCCAGAGATAGCGGCGCAGATAGGTCTGAACAGCACCCAGGTTCTGCACTTCATGGCAACCTTTGAGGGCCGCAGAAGACATTGGGCTTGTCAGAACAATTTTTTCTTCTGGCTTGTCGTTGTTCACAATCGTCATGCTGGCTTCTTCTTTGCCAAAGCTGATGATGGAAGTCAAACCAATTTGCTTGAAGATTTCTAGTGCTGGTATTACAAAGTCACCAAGTTCAAAATAGTAGTAATTTGCAAACTTGTTGTGACCTGATTTCTTGAGTTTGGCTTGGTGAAATTCATCACGGGCCTCGTTCAGTTTTTGATATACATTCATTTGTGACTCCTGTTAGTGAGATTTAATTTTGTCAGACTTTGTTGAGAATTCTATAGGTGTTTTCCCTAATTTGCTCTCCTTGTGCTTGTGTTATCCACATCGTTAGCATCGTGAGTTCATGCTGGATTGAAGTAATGTCACCCGTGAACCCTCCGTAGTTTCTTGACAGGCACTTGCTCTCCAATGCTTTGGTCTTTTGTTCGATTGAGATTAGCATCGTGCTGTAATCGTTGAAGTCGCTCATGTTTTGCCTTTTCAAATGTTTGAGATATGTCTGTGTTTGCGTGATTGATATACACAAATCTAGGGTCTGTGATTGAGACTGAAGGGTAGGTCATCCTTGCAGGAATCTTCTTTCTCTTTTTCTGCGATGTATCTGAGTTGGGAAGTGGTGTCCAAATCTCGAAATAAGATGCTATCGCCTTGAATGCCGTCTTCAGAAGAATCAAAGGACTCATGTGATAACTCATCGGTGTATTCCTTAATAATGTCTTGTAAGCGTGATTTCATTTTCATGTTGTCCTCACTCATCAAACATTTGTTGAAAAGGGCCATCCATTTTAGCCGCTGTGATCTTGCGCTCATCAAGGGCTTTTTGGACTCGTTCAATGCGGAGATTGCGATAGTGCTGGAGTTCTTCAATGTCATCAACCCAGGGAGTCTTGACAACATCAAACACTCGCAGTTCAGCCCTACGGCGAACCTTGAGTTCTACTCTGTTCATCACGATGCTTGCAACATCTTCTGCGTGGTTTGCTTTGATGGCCTCCACCAGAGCCACACTGTCCACAATGGAATCAGCAATGTCTTCTGGGTCTAACTCCTGGACAATCGCCCAGCACTCGTACTTAAATCTTTCCTCATCAGTTGGCATTTGTAACTCCTATCAATCACTGCGTTATTGCAGTGATGGGACTGTCGCACAGAAAAAAGATGCAGGGAATAGGTGTTTTCCCTAGTGCATAAAACTATAAATACCATCATACTGGCGTTTTTGGAGACAAGCAAATGCGTTTAAACCAGACCCACAGAATCATCTTGAAGCGGCTATCTAGTGGCCCCAGGTCAATGCTAGAGATGACCCACAGTGCAACAGACAACAATGCTGTATCGTTTCACTATCAAAGATACTTGCCTGAACTGGAGAGGTTTGGGTATGTCATTAACCATCAAGAGAAGTGGCATCTGACTGAGTATGGGCGCATGGAGATGAATCGGGCCATAAGTGGTGCAGCCATGAGAATTGAGAGTGGGTCTATCAGGGAACCCTATGATGGCAAAGAACTGCGGAGAAATGTTCAACGCAGAGGTTGCTACGACTTCTTGAAATACCCAAGTCGCTTTGGCGACAATCAGATTTACAAAGTCTGATATGATGTTTGGAAACGGGCTACCTTTAGCGGGGGAAAAGACGATTCATCACCGTCCTGCCATGTTTCCTCTGTGATGATGACCAATGATGTAAGGTTCTTATGCACTATTACAGTTTCCACATAGGCGACTATCGTTCTGCCACAACGCACTTATCAAATGACGAAGATTTAGCATATCGCCGTCTTTTGGATATGTACTACGACACAGAAAAGTCTATCCCACTGGATACAACTTGGGTTGCAAGACGCATCCGAATTGACCCTGTGGTGGTTTCAGGTGTTTTGCAGGATATGTTTGAACAGCGTGAAGATGGCTTCTACCAACCAAGGTGTGAGCAAGAGATCAATGTTTATAAAGGCTTTTCTGAAGCTGGTAAGCGTGGGGCGGCTAAGAGGTGGTCAAAGGGTGGTGATAGCCCCCCTATACACCCCCCTATAACCCCCCCTATAGCAACCAATAACCATAAACCAAGAACCAATAACCAACAACCAGTTAATACGCCTGACGGCGTTTCACAATCTGTTTGGCAGGAATTCGTAAATCATCGAAAGTCAAAGAAAGCCCAGGTCACCCAACTGGTGATTGATGGAATCCAAAAGGAAGCTGACAAGGCTGGGTTTAGCCTTGAGGATGCCCTGAAGGAAGTAGTTGTAAGAAATTGGCAAGGTTTCAAAGCTGAGTGGGTTTTACCAAAGCCTACCTTTGGCGACATGGCTAGGGTATCTGTTGCACCCGTTCAAGGCCGTGATCCTGCTCTACTGAAGCTGGATGAAGACAAAAAGCACACAGGCCCACCACCGCCAGAAATCATGGCACAAATCAGAAATGCGTTGAAAGGAAAAGTAACATGACCGAAGAACAATTCGAGCAAGCAATGAATACATATCAGCTTGATATGGAATATACCGACTACATCATGGATAGGGCGAATGTCGGAAATGGTGAGATTCTCATTCGATTGATGGAGCGAGGTGATTTTTATGAAGGTTTCAAAGAAAAGATGGTGACCGAATTTGAGCCACGGCGTGAGTGGGTTGGATTAACAGAAAAAGAGCACACTGAAATTGCGATTGAATGCGGTTGTTTGAGTGCTGATTGGGTTTTCTATGGTGCAACAGTTGAGCGAAAACTGAAAGAAAAAAACAACTTATGAAGGTTTTACCCATAAAACCTTTTGAGGCTGAACCTTGGATTTTGAAAAAACACTATGCCAAGCGGATGCCTCAAATAATTCATGCTTTTGGTTTGTATGACACTAGGCTAGTTGGCATCGTGACTTATGGGTTGCCAGCTAGTCCTTTCCTGTGCATGGGTGTGTGTGGGCCAGAAAACAAAGACATTGTTTTGGAGTTAAACCGCCTGTGCATTGAAGATGGATTGAAAAATGCCGCATCTATGCTGGTTGGTCAAAGTCTGCAAATGTTGCCAAAGCCAAGCATTGTGGTTTCCTATGCCGACACTGAGATGAACCATGTTGGGTATGTCTATCAGGCAACAAACTTCATTTTCACTGGAACAACAAAAGAACGAACAGACATGGCTGGGCTTGATGGTAAGCATTCAAGGCATAATTTTGGAGATTCTGAAAATAGAATAAATCGCAGTGCCAAGCACAGATATATTTATTTTGTTGGAAGCAGAAAACAAAAACAGACCTTAAAAGACCAGCTGCGTTATGAAATCCAACCTTACCCGAAAGGCGAATCAGAAAAATATAACGCTGGTGATTCAGTAAAAACTCAGGAGTTATTATTCACATGACTGATACAGAACTGATAGAACTTGCTGCAAAAGGGGCGAGAATCAACGCGATCAAAGACCCCAATGGTGTTTGGCGTAACTGCACTCGCTTGCCGCCAGGATTTAACATCTTTGAAGCAAAGCCATGGAACCCCCTTGAAGATGATGGCGATGCACTGCGTCTAGCGGTGAAGTTGGAGATGAAAATCAACATTAGTCAAGGGAATGTGCAGGTGCGGTTCAAAGAAGATGCACCTCTGATTTTCGTTAGGACGGGCATTAACACTGCTGAAGCCACTCGCCTAGCAATCACCCGCGCAGCCGCTGAAATTGCAAGGGTTCCCATGACTGAGCAACAATTCGAGGCAGCAATGAGAACATCCCAACTTGAAATGGAATATGCCGACTACATTTGCGAGCGATATACAGTTGATTTTGAAGAAGGTTTTGGTCTTTTTAAATTGATGGACAGTGGTGATTTTTATCAAGGTTTTAAAGAAAAGATGACAAAATGAACATACATGAAGCCCGCCACTTGCTCAACAAACGAAAACAAGGGCTTGCCGTTGCACAGCACCTTGTTAACCATGCCCTCGTTGTATGCGGAGACATTGGCCCATCTTGTTTTAATGGCAAAAACTCCAGGCTGGAAGGGTCAGGCATGGCACAGGGCCAAGGAACTGGAGAAATGCCCAACATACCTATGGCTTGGGATTTCGAACGATTTAATCAACACCATGAAAGCCCACAATGACAATATATCTGGGGCTTGACCCGGGTTCCATTAGTGGCGCAGTTGGTGCATTGGATTCAAATGGCGATTATTTGGACTCTTTTATGATTGAGCATAAAGATAAGAATATATTGCCCCTTGTTTTTAAAAACATGATATTGCGGTGCATTGACCCAAGGGAAGGGGCAGAGATTTGTATGGAATCAGTGCATTCAATGCCAGGGCAAGGGGTTAGCAGTTCATTTCAGTTTGGCAGGGCTGTCGGTGTTATATCAGCGGTTGCTGAATTAACAAATTACCCTTTTCATTTGGTAACCCCTCAGAAATGGAAAAAGTATTTCCACCTGACAAGCGATAAAAACGAAAGCCTAGACCTAGCCCGTAGTTTTTGGCCTGAAGCCAAGTTAATCAGAAAAAAAGATGGAAACAGGGCCGAAGCATTATTAATTGCACTTTATTGGCGTGAGCAGTTGAATGGCAAACAAGATAAACCCATTAAGAACCCAGACTGATTTCAAGATCAATTTAAGCCCAGA